ATAAAAAGAAGAAAAAGAAACCTCGTAAGAAAAAATGATAACCTATAGAGGTGAGAAGTTTTCTGGCTATAACAAACCTAAGCGCACTCCAGGCAAGTCTAAAAAGTTTGCTGTTCTTGCCAAAAAAGGCGACAAGACAAAATTAATTAGGTTTGGTGATCCCAATATGTCAATTAAAAAGGATCAACCCAAAAGACGGAAAAGCTTTCGAGCCCGACACAAATGCGATACGTCTCCTCCAGATAAATTATCAGCAAGGTACTGGAGTTGTAAAAAGTGGTAACTGCCTCCCTACGTAGTAGGAAAAAGTCAGGAGCAAGGAATGTCAGAAACAGAAGAAGAGCAACAGCCCTCCGTTGTAAAAAAGAAAAGAGGCAACCCAAACTTTCACAAGGGAATGCCAGCGTTAAATCCAGCGGGGAGACCAAAGGGATCGCTTAATAAATACACTAAACTTTCTAGAGAACTTATGTCCACTAAGGGACCGGAGATTGTAAACAAGGTTATAGAATTAGCACTAGAGGGAGATAGGCACTGTCTTAAAATGTGCATGGACAGAATTATCCCTACCTCCAAAGCAGTAGAGATAACACACGAACATCAGGATCTTGGCGTTAATATTATTATTGAAGGTGTTAAGGCAGTAGAGGCAAGAGAAGCCAAGGAACAGGAAGTATTTGAGGCAGAGTTCCAAGAAGTAAACAAGAATGACTGACTTAAAGGTTACTCTTCACGATGCTCAAATGCAAATCTTTAAGTCCGACAAAAGATTTAAAGTAGCCAGTTGCGGTAGACGGTTTGGTAAAAGTTACTTAGCAGCGTGGGTATTAATTATTAAGGCACTACAGAGTCCAGACAAGGACGTATTTTATGTAGCACCTACGTTTCAACAAGCTAAAGATATTCTCTGGTCTATCCTTAAGGACGTGGGCCAAAGTGTAATCAAAAGCACACATGAGAATACCGCAACGATTACTCTGGTCAACGATAGAAAGATATATTTAAAGGGATCAGATAGACCAGATACTCTAAGGGGCGTGGGACTTGCATATGTCGTTATGGACGAGTATGCCTCTATGAAACCAGAAGTATGGGAGATGATCTTAAGGCCCACACTGGCAGACGTTAAGGGTGGTGCCTTATTTATAGGAACACCAGCAGGAAAAAACCACTTTCATAAGTTATGGCTGGAAGCACAGCTACCGGAAAACGAAGAGGACTGGGAGTCTTATCAGTTTGTTTCAACAGATAATCCTTTTTTGGACCCAGCCGAAATTGACGCCGCACAAAAATCCATGTCTACACAAGCTTTTAGACAAGAGTTTGAAGCAACATTTGAAAGTTTTTCTGGAGGGGTGTTTCAAGAAGAGTGGGTCAAGTATGAAGAAGATGAAGAGTTTGATGAGGAAACTTCCTCTAAGGTGGGTCATTATGTGGTATCGGTGGACCCGGCTGGCTTTGAAAAAGCGGATAAGGGTAGGGGATTAAAATCTTCTAAGCTTGACGAAACAGCAATATCTGTAGTTAAGATTGTAGGGGATGAGTGGTTAGTTAAAGACATACACCATGGACGTTGGAACATTAAAGAAACTGCCGAAAAGATTATTGATGTTTCTGAGGATGTCAATGCCACTACAGTAGGAATTGAATCGGGTGCGCTAAAGAATGCTATTATGCCCTACATCGAAGATGAAATGAGAGTAAGGGGAAGGTGGATAAACATAACGGACGTTACCCACGGCGGCAAAAGAAAACAAGACAGAATAGTCTGGGCCTTACAGGGCCGAATGGAACACGGTAAGATTAAATTTCGTAAGGCAAACTGGAACCATGAGTTTATTTCTCAAATGCTAGACTTTCCAAGTCCACTATCCCACGATGACTTACTGGACTCTCTAGCATACATAGACCAAGTTTCTGTAGCTGACTATGCAAGTTCAATAGAAATAGACGAGTGGGAACCACTAGATACGGTATCGGGGTATTAATTTATGGATAGCTTAGTATACAGAGACCCTCAGGCATCCTTAGCGTCATGGGTGATGAACAAGGTCGAAGAGTGGGAAGACCACCGTAATACTAATTACATGGAAAAATGGGACGAGTACTATCGCATTTGGCGAGGTATCTGGTCTTACGAAGATAAAACAAGAGAGTCAGAAAACTCCAAATTAATTTCTCCCGCAACACAACAAGCTATTGAATCTACCGTAGCGGAACTTGAAGAAGCTATCTTTGGTAGAGATATGTGGTTTGATATACGTGATGACGTAACGGATCAAAATCCTACGGATATTGCCGTTATGCGAACCATACTTCAAGAAGATATGATGCGATGTAAAGTAAAAGATTCAATTGTTGAGTCTTTGCTTAATGCTGCTATTTATGGTACGGGCATTGCAAAAATAAATGTAATGGACGAAATAGAAAAGGTTCCAGTAGAAACAGGCATCCCTGGAACTCTTACGACAGATGTAGCAGTTCAAGAAAAAGTTATTACGTCAGTTAAAGTAGACTCACTAACTCCAAAAGAGTTTGTAATTGATCCTTGTGTTACTTCAATTGATGAAGCTCTGGGCGTTGCTCAGGTAGTTATTAAGCCCAAATGGGAAATTATGGAAGGAATGAAGGAAGGTGTTTACGAAGATAAACCGCTTGGTGACTATGATAAAATGGACTTGGGCTACGACGAAGAATACAGTAACGACTTGGGTAGCGAAGATAAAGTCAAAATTGTAGAGTACTGGGGACAGGTTCCTAAAAAATACTTAAATGATCGTAGCAACTCTATGGAAGAAGAGTTTGACTACGAAGACGATGAACTTGTAGAATCAGTTGTCGTTATCGCTAATGACCACATTGTACTTAAGGCCGCAGAAAACCCTTACTTAATGCAAGATCGTCCTTTTGTGGCTTTTCAACTTGATCGTGTTCCCAATAAGTTTTGGGGGCGAGGGGTGGCAGAGAAAGGTTATAATCCTCAGAAAGCTCTTGACGCAGAGCTACGTGCTAGGATTGACGCTCTTGCCCTTACGACACACCCGATGCTTGGTGTGGACGCTACTCGTCTCCCTAGGGGTGTCAAGTTCGAGGTCAAAGCCGGTAAGACAATTCTTACAAACGGTGATCCCCGGTCAACCTTGTTCCCCTTAAACTTTGGTGCCGTATCCAATACAACCTTTACTGAGGCCGGTGAGTTGGAGCGGATGGTTCAGATGGGTACTGGGGCAATGGACAGTGCTAACAGTAACTTCTCAAACCCCAGAAACTCTACTGCCTCTGGAATGTCCATGATACAGGCTGCTTCTATTAAGCGACAGAAACGTACCATTATGAACTTCCAAGAAAACTTTTTAATTCCCTTAATTGAAAAGTCTGCCTTTCGTTATATTCAGTTTTCTCCTGATCGTTATCCAGCAGGAGACTATAAGTTTAAGGCCTACTCTTCTATGGGTATTATGGCTAAGGAACTGGAGATGACCCAGATGATCCAGTTGATGTCAATGACACAACCAGGGACTCCTCCTCATGCCATGTTGCTTATGTCTATTTTTGAAAATAGTTCCATGTCTAACAGGGATCAGATGAAGGCCGCTATCGCTCAGTCCCTACAGCCGAACCCTCAGGCACAACAAATGCAACAGATGGTACAACAGCTTGAGCTTATGAAGCTGCAAATGGAAATTGAAGAAATGAAGGCCGGAGCAATGAAGGACATGGCTCACGCAGCCAAGTTACAGTCCGATGCTCAAGACAAAAACTCCGAAGCTGCTGTAGCTAAAATACAAGTTGATCTTGCAGAAAAAATGGCACGTATTGAAAAACTTAAAGTAGATGCACAAAATGTTCAGTCAGAAACAATGAGGAACATGCCAGAAGTAGAACACTTGCAGTCCGAAACTATTCTTAATTTAGCTAAAGCAGCCGAAACGGGTAGATAATGACTGACAGAGAAATTCTTGAAAAACGTCTTGACTTGTTTAACAGCGATGCCTGGACTATTTTTATAAAAGAATTAGAGGACATGGCTAAATCGTTAGAAAACATACAGACGATAGAAGATGAGAAGACGCTCTTTTTACGAAAAGGGCAGGTGGATATGCTAAATATGTTTATTAATTTAGAGGAGACCACCAAATTAGCGTTGGATCAATTAGAGTTAGACCTTTAATCCCAACATATTTTAACTCCATAATCTTTATACAGGACGGAGGTTAGTACTATGGATAGTGTTGTTGTAGAACCAGAACAAGAAGTTAAACCAGAAGAAGGCGTAGAATATGCGAACATCGAAGAGGCTCCCCAAGTGGAACAACCTCAAGAGGAACCGCAGGTGGAACTACCTGACAAGTTTAAGAACAAGTCGATGGAAGATATTATTTCCTCCTACGAAAACTTGGAAAGAGAACTTGGAAGGAAAGGCCAAGAACTAGGCGAGCTTCGTAAACTTACGGATGGTATTCTTCAGCAACAAGTTACCACTAGTCAAAACGGAACAGAAGAGCAGCCAGAAGAGGAGTTAGATTTTTTTGATGACCCTGGCAAAGCCGTCAGTAAAGCCATTGAAAATCATCCAAAGTTCCGTCAGTTTGAAGAGCAACAAAAAGCACAACATGTGCAAGTTACAACTCAACGACTGAAAGAGGCGCATCCTGATTATCTTGAAATCGTAGGTGATTCCAAGTTTCAGGAGTGGGTTCAAGAAAGCCCGATACGTAAGCAGCTATTTGTAGCGGCACATAATTATAACTTAGACTCCGCTTTGGAACTTATAGGTAACTGGAAAGAACGAGCCTTAATTAGTAACACAAGCGAAGCCGAAGCAAACAAAGTTGCTGAACGAGAACAAGCTATGAAGGCAGGAAAGGGCGTATCAAGGACTTCTTCGGAATCCACATCCGGTAAAAAAATCTACCGTAGGGCTGATCTAATCAGACTTAAAAC